CCCATGTTTCTTGTGCTGATGTTGTTTTTACTCCGTCTGCTAGTGCCTTTAGTTTTAAGGTTGCTTGTAGTTTCTTAACCTCTGCTTCACATTTAAAAACTTCGTACTCAGTTTTCTCTATAAGAGGTGCCAGCTTTCTAATCTGGTGCATCCATGATTCTTCAACTGGTATCGTCATTATCTCTCCTTTCTTGGTATGCTTGTTCTTCTCTGCCAGATAACATTTCACCAATAATCGTTTCAAAGTTATCTATCTTAGTTATAAGGCTATCTTTTGAAATCTCCCCCAAAGGTTCAGAGCGTATGATCGCTCTAACTTCCCTTAATATTTCTATATACCCGTCATAGGTTTTTGGTTTTTCTTCTGAAATGCCAACATAATAAATTTCATTCCCCATTATTTTCTTTTCCTCCCCAATAGTTTTTGTTTAACAAGTTTTGCTCCGTACATTTCATTGAAAACTCTTTGTGCAACTTCTTCTGGATAAACATCCTCTCCAAAATTCATCTTTTCATCGTTGTTCATGTACCGCCAATTTGCATAGTTAGTAGCATAATCGGAACTATCATCATATTTAAAAACACCGCTAGTCATATATTAATCCTCCTTTTCTCTTTTCTTTCTATTTTCATAAGCCTTGAGTTTTCTGTCGTAAAACTTTTTAACTCTTGGTTTTAGTTTTGGTCTTGTTGTCATTGTCGTACTCCTAAAAAGAGAACGAGAAATCTCGCTCTCTTTCTTGGATTGATTATTAAAACGGAATGTCGTCATCAGAAAACTGCTCCACCTCTGGTTCTGGCTTAGGTTCTGGTTGTCGTTGTTGTTGTGGAATATCTAACCTGGCATATTTATATTCATTACCATTCTTAGAGGTTCTATTCCACAAGGCAACTCGCATTTCTACGCTATCCCCTTTCTCCTCTTTTATTTTGTTTACCAACTCTTTTAAGAGTCCCTTAGTTAAAGCAACTTTACCTGTCCAGTCTGGTTGTTTATCAGTCTGTTTATAGTTATTGGTATAGATTGCTCCGTCTGATTGCGTTCTTTCTTCGTATGCCATAATTTACTCCTTATTTTCTTGGCTATTGTCTTCAAGCGATTCAGCATGATCTTTAAATATCTGATCTAGTTTTTCCTTATGTAATGGAAAATCTGTTTTCAGCCTAGCTATTGCTTCTGTATTTGCTTTATAGAAACCAGTTAATTCTTCTTTGGTTTCTTGCATAACAATTAACTTCTCAGTAGCTTCAAGAAAAGTATCTGCCCATGCTTCATTAAAAGTTTCCTCGCTTACTTCTGGCTTAGGTTCTTCTTTAACCTCAGCTTTCTTTTTAGAAGGAGTCTTTTTCTTTTTGGGTTGTTCATCTTTTTCCTCACTCGGCAGATGATCGTCCCATACTGCATAAACACTCATGCCTAATCCAAACATTGCAAGGTTCTTCACCAAGCATCTTTGTCTATTGTCATTAACTTGTCTTGCGTTTGGGTTGACAACAGGATTGTTCTTATAGTCCATAACTGGAAGCGACATACTTCTAAGATGATTGCCAATCTGTACTTGAGTTATAACCTCTGCTGTTCCGTCTGGTAATGTCCTGTATGGAATCCCATCATAATCTACAAAACTATAGATCGCTTCTGGATAATGCTCCATAAGTAACATCCATGCTCTCGCCCAAGAAAGATAGGTTAAGTTCATCTTTTCTTCGGTGTATTCAGAGACATCTACATTATGTAATGTTTCCCATATTTCCTTGAAAGTAAGTTCTTTATCAGCCATTACTCACCCCCACTTCTTTTTCAATATTCATAAGTTTCTCCTCTTGATATTGATTACAAAATTCAGCCACAGGACAATAACTTTCGCATCGAACAGACTTTCCTAAAGCCACCTCTACACTCAAGTCTTTCTCGTCCTTATGACCACTTATATACTTATCAGCCTCCTCTTGAGAGTCCAAGACACGCAAGGCGCTCTTTCTACCCTTCTTGATGACTCTGTAAGTATCTTCTTTCTTCCACCTATCAGCATCAGAACACTCTGGCAATGTGCCATTAATGAGATAGTCTGCTTCCGCTTCTTGGTGAAATGAAACCTTTTCTTCTATAAAGCTTTGTTGTTCTTCGTCAGTCCACATAGGGATATTGATGACTGTAACTGGTGCGGGAGGGTAATCACCACCACTTCTTTCGTACTGGAATTTTGACCAATCCCTGCTGATCGCAATAATATTTAACTGGTCAATAGTTTTCCCACTTTGCTGTTTTGCTAGCCACGCATAACAATTTAATTGTTGCACCCAATCTGGTTTCTCGTCTTTCAATGCGTTCATAACTGTCCACGCACTGGTTACTTTATAATCTTTAAGAGTATTGTCGTCTAATGAAATGCTATCTGTCTGTCCGCTTATTTTCCACCCCTTAACATTGGCATACATTCTTTCTTCTACAAGCGTATCTTCTTTTCCTTCATTGGCTCTTTCCAATATGGTATGAACACTTTGCCCTAATAAAATCCATATCCTTTCAGATATATCTGCGGTTAGTTCTTCTTGATGATGCTCACTTAATATAGATATTTGTGGAGGTTGGAGTAATCCAGTTATAGACTTAATTGAATCTCCTTTAGAGTAGTTATCGTTTTCTACTGCCCTAATAATCTCTTTCGGTATGTTGTGTTTGTTTGTATATTTCATTGTTTCCTTAACCAATCCTCATATATTTCTTCATTGATATATTTTGATTTGTGCCTATACGCATTAGCAACATTCATTCCTATTTCTTTAGCTATAATCCTCATTGGTTTGCTTGTTCTCATTCCTTCCATAATCATTTCGCTTCTTTTTTTAATTTCCTTCTCTGATAAAGATGTAGCTTCTAAAAGACTAGGCGGTGCGCTTCTTTCAAATTGATAGCCAAGTTCTCTCATTTCTTTACAGTGTTGAGCGACTCTTACTGTGCTTAGGTTCAGCGCTTCTGCTATTTGATCGAGGGTTTTACCCTTAGCTTTCATTTCTTTAATGAATTTATATCTGTGGGTATAATCAAGTTTCAGTAGGCGCTTTGCTTTATTTGATCTAGGAAAAATCTTACCTATTTTTCTGAGTTTTTTTTCAGCTAATCTTACTTGTGCCACCTTGTAATGAGCGAGACCATTTCTCCAATCATAATAATCTGAATCTTTATACCTTTTTAAAACTTCTTTTTCCGCATCAAAGTCTCCATACTTGCTATCAATCCTTAATATCCTTTTCTCCTCGCTTCTTGCTTCTAATGCGTATCTTCCCTCTGATCTTAGTCTGTCTATAATTTGTCTTACACGCTCTCTGGCTATTCCACCATGCTTTGTAGCGATTTCTTCATAAGTAGCACCAGTAGTATTCCATTCTTCTAATATCAACAAGTTTCTAGCTTTAAGCGGACTTTCTCTTTTGCTAGCTTTAAGCGGACTTTCTCTTTTGGTAGCATTTTTACTTCCTTTAGGTCTGCCCATTTTGCTTTTTCTTTTTATTGATAGGGTTGTGCCAAAAAGATTAAAGTTTACTATATTCGCCATATCCCTACTCCGTCATCCATTTGTCTTACAGTAAACTTCTTTGTCGGATTTTTGTGCCTGTATCTAAGTACAAAGTTTCTTATGATTTTTACTTCTTGTGCTATTTTAGTTTTTGCCATACCAATATGTATGTGATCGCCCACATTCATCGTATCTAATGGTATGTCATATTTTCTAGGCTTACCCCTTCCTTTAGGTAAGGGTATGCCCTTCGTAATTTCAAACTCCATTATATAAATTCTCCTAGTTTTGTGATAAAGTTGTAAGGTTGGCTTCGGCTAGCAAAACTGACCATGAGGTATATTTCATATATCTTTCTCCGTATATATTAAATGATGTGTTCATCAAGTATAAATGATGTGTTGATAATGTGCAAGAAATGATTTATTATCTTTTCTATGGAAGGAGAGATGATTAAGTTGGATGGATTAGTGGTGAAGCAAGCCGTTAGAGATGTTGCTTCAAAGAACCCCGATCTCTCAGATGAGGCACTTATTTATTTTAACTCCCAAGACTTTTTAGATTTATGCAAGAGAAATAAAATAGACGGAAGCGCTATATCTCACAGCATAAAAGAATTGGTCGATTTCCCCATAATTTCAAGAAAAAAAATAGCCAATGACATAGCAAGAGTCATTGATAAATTCTTTGTGAGGGAAAAAGTAGGTAAGTAGATACTATATAGTAGGTACTTACTAAGTTTTTAAATAATAAGTATTTACTTATTAGTAAGTATATACATCTATCTTAGGAGGATAGCAATGTTAAGTCAAGAAAATAAAAAAAATTGGTCTGATGTAGATACAACGATCTATTCAGAAATATCTAACAAAGCAAATAGACACGGACAACACAAGTTGGCTTGCCCTGTTTGTCAACACACCAGAAGTAAGCATAAAAGCGATAAACCTCTGTCTGTAAATATAGACGGAGATAAGATTGTTTACTTTTGTCATCATTGCGGAGTTGACGGAATGATAAATACTGGGAGAAAAATAATACCAATGAAGAAAATTACGCAAGGGAATGGCACTACCCCTAAAAAGCCAGTCAAGATAGAAAATAAAAGCACATCTAGCAAATCAGAAGAATGGTTGTTAAACAGAGGAATAAGTTTAGAAGTTGCTGAGCGAGCAGGATGTTTGACGCTAGATAAAAATAATAAACCAGTCATAGGTTTTACCTTCCCTCTGGAGGGTTCTTCCGATGAATACGAAGCAGTCAAGTATAGATCAGCAAATGGAACTAAGGAATTTTGGTGGGAAAACAATGCCACTAAGTTATGGGGCAGACAGGTTTACGATGATAGTTTAGAAACCATTAATGACACTATAGTAATAACAGAAGGGGAGTTGGACTGTTTAGCTATAAAAGAGGCATTTAAGGACTACAACATAGATGTATATAGTGTACCGAATGGCGCACCTTCTAAGATTACAGACTCAAAAGTTGACCCCAGTGAGGACGGAAGATTCAAGTATGTGTGGGAAGAACGAGATAAGTTTGAAAATGTAGAAAGGATAATTTTAGCAACGGATAGTGATACTGCTGGCGATGTGCTAGCAGATGAATTATCTAGGAGATTGAACAAAGCAAGGTGTTACAGGGTAGATTATAAAGGTAACAAAGATGCAAATGATCTATTGCTAAACTCAGATGCCGAGACAGTTAGAAAGCAAGTTCTCAGCGCAGAACCAATACCTTTACATGGATTGAATAGCATTGAACATTATGCAGACGAGTTTCAATCCTTATATGAGTTGGGCAAACCAAAGGGAGTTTCCACAGGAATACAGTCAGTTGACGGCTTGTTCACGCTACAGACGGGTTATCTAAATATTGTTACAGGTTATCCAGGCGATGGTAAATCGGCTTTCATAGACCAGTTAATAGTAAATGTAGGCAAGACTTATGGTTGGAAAACTTGTTACTGCTCTTTCGAGAAACCCCCTTCACTTCATGCAGTTCAGTTGTCGCAAGTTCTTACAGGCAAACCTTTCTTTGAAGGAGATAATCCAAGAATGAGCCAAGAGGAAAAGGATTACTCACAAGACTGGATTAAGGAACACATACTGTTTCAAGACTATTCTGATTCTGGTATGCCAACAATAGAAGCAATACTGGATAAAAATGCTAGCGCAGTTATGCGTTATGGGGTAAGGATAATAGTGATTGACCCATTCAATTTTATTCACAGCGACTACAAAGGATTAGAGTCAGATATGGTTTCAGATATGTTGACCAAAGTGCAATTATTCTGCAAACAACATGATGTATTGTGCTTCTTTGTTGCACACCCCACAAAGCCTGCCGAGCGCGGAAAGAAATCAGTTGTTACAGGAGTTGACATAGCTAAGTCTATGGCTTGGTTCAGTAAGGCTGATCTAGGCTTGACAGTTTATCGAGGAGAAAGTAATGTAGAAGTCCACTGTTGGAAAGCGAGGTGGGGTTGGCAAGCACAAGTTGGCAGTACCTC